TGTCTGGGTAGTGTTTGGTGAGGATTTTGCTGGGTGCATCGTCCCATTCGCAATGCCATGCGACTTCGGCTTGGTAGTAGGTCACCGCCATGGTCTCGGCATTTGCCTGAGTTATCTTGTGTTGTTGCGGTTGGCAACAATGAACACTCTGAATCGGCTGTGTGGAGCGTTGGCATCGGCAGCTCGTACGCTTGTCCATCGAGCATCATACCCGAGGCTGGCCAAGTCTCCGAGTACAGCACCGAGTGCTCGCATAGGAGGTTCATTTGGTTTGTCTCCCATACACATCGGGCAATGTTCCAAGTCGCAATGTGCCTCTGCTGATAGTAGTCCACGAACATTTTCAATGATTACCAATCTGGGTTGTATTGTTTTGATTGCTCGAGCGAACTCTGACCACAGCCCAGACCGGGTGCCATCTTTGAGTCCTGCTCTTTTGCCTGCGACTGATAGGTCTTGGCATGGGAATCCTCCTGTGAGAATGTCGACTTGTTCCACTTGGCTGAAGTCGACTTGTGTGACATCTCTATAGTTTGGAATGTCTGGGTAGTGTTTGGTGAGGATTTTGCTGGGTGCATCGTCCCATTCGCAATGCCATGCGACTTCGGCTTGGTAGTATTCTGCGACTGCCATGTCGAGCCCTCCGTATCCGCTGAAAAGGCTACCAATCTTCATCATTGTCCAAGTATTCCAATCCATCAAAGTCTTGCATGCGTGCGATGGCATCGACTATCTTGAGCACGATTGCTGGAATGATGACGAGGCCGATAATGATGAGGAGTTCCATTAGTCCAACCAAACTTTGTAAGCTGCAGTCACTCGGCCTTTGTCTGGGTCAATGAAGTGCAAGCGTTGACTTGGTGTTGCTGAGGCTGCCATTGTGATGCCAGCGTAGCGGTTGTCTGATTCGGTTGAGCCAGTCTGGTAAACGGAGCCGAGGCCATCTGGTAGTGCCCACTCTGCGTGTGTGTGATAGTGCCCAATATATGCGTCCCGGAATGCCCAAGGGTAGCTGCCTGATTTCCATTTGGCCACATGTGTGACGATGGCTGTTGGTGATGCGAATCCGTTGCGTCCTACTTCATCGCCATGGAGCACAATGGCTCGATAGTTGCCGACCTCGAGTCTCTGGATGTCCTCAGGTGATTCTTGGAATGTGAGTCTCTTCTCGCCTGCGAGCAGTTGTCGAGCGAGTTCGTAGCACATGCGGTCAACATTGTCGGAGCGTGGGACACCATCTCGCTTCGAGCCTATGCGTCCATGATTTCCCCATTCGGGCACAACTGTGACTGTTTCGTAGTTGGCTAGGGCTACTCGGACAACATCAACAATGAGGCGTGAGACATTGACATACTGTTCAAAGAGGGTTGAGTCGACCTCCCATGCCTGACCGCTGTAGTTCCAGAGTCCCTCAACTTGGTCTCCTGTGAATGCGATGATGCAGTCTCGGACTGGATGGTGTGAGCGTTGGATTTCGGTGATTGCGATGGCACGCTCTGTGAATTGCATGACCCTGTTGACCATAATTTCTGAGTTGTATGAGGTTGTCACTTTGGAGCCCTGCCAGTCTCCCATGACCCAGAGTGCGACTTCTGCTCGGCCTTTGCGTTTGTCTTTGACTGGTGCTGGTACTGGTGGCACTCCTCCCATTGACAGCATGGCTTCATAAGCTGCAGCGTGCGTGACTTCGGTTAGGTGTTCCATGCGGTCTTTGGCTTTGAACAGGTCACGCTTGGCTTGGCGAAGTGCAGCTCTGAGGAGTTTGACATCCTCTGTTTCTTCGATGGGTGGTTCTAGATTTTCGAGCATCTGCAAACTTTCTTCATGTGTGAGTCGATGGTGTCTTTGGCTAGTGTGATGCCTCGTTCGCTGAGTGCTTTGGATAATGCTCGGGCTGTCCAGCGTGAGTCTGTTAGTGCGTCTAGCAGGATTTGAGCATCGTCTGAATCGAGTTCAATGATGGTGCGTCCGACTTTGCAGGGTTCGATTGGTTTGACCGGGTTGAGGCCTTGTAGTAGTCCCATTAGAGTCCTTTGTGTGTTCTGTGTTTGATTTGTGCAGCTACTCGGTCGAGTGCGTCAATTTCGCTTTGGCTGGATGCGTGCTTGATTTCTTCGATGATGATTTCCATGATGGCTAGTCGCTCCTCGAGTTTCGCACCATTTCTCATGCTCTCGGCGATGCTGGCCAAGAACTCGTCTGCATTGGTCATTCAGCAGCCTCCCAGACAATGGCTTTGCGGTTTGATTCTGTGACTGCGTAACCGACTGGGACAACTCTGTCCATTTGGAACAGTTCTGCCCGGCGTGAGCGGATGCCTGATTGTGATGCTCGAGGCACGATGTCTGGGTGTTGTTTGCGGAGGTTGTTGTAGTTGGTGACGAGTTCTTCATCGGTCTGTGCGACTCGTAGGAGGCTCAGGATGATAGTTTGTGTTGGTGTTACATCTTTGACGCTTGCAGCTGCTTCGTGGCTGGTCTGAGGGTCTGTGGTGCGTGCTCTGGGCATTGTGGTTCTCCGTTCTATTCGTTGATTGTGTTGATTAGTTCTGTTGCTTCGGTGAAGCTGCATTCAAAGATGCGTGACACATTGACTACTGCTCGGCGGTAGTTGGTGAAATTGTCGAGTGTTGGTAGTTGGACGAGTAGGTCTCGAAATAGGCGTGCTTCTGAGACTGCTCCGAGTTGTGGTTGTGTCATCGGTCTAGTCGCTTTCCGATTGACATGCTGATGCCGATTAGTACCCAGACATAAACCCAGCCGAAAAGGACATTCCATTCCATAATCCAGAACGCTGCTCCGATGATGGTGGCGATGATTGCAGCTGCAAGCATTTCGATGGCTAGTTGCTTCATGCTGCGACCTTGAGTGTGTTGATGTAGTCGAGTTCTTGCAGCTGTTGTGGGGTTAGGTCAAACTTTGCTTTGTATGACTGCAAGTAGTAGCGGAATAGTGCGATAGCAATTTCTTGGTATGCGTTTGTGTATTCGGGTTCTTCTTTGGAGCATCGGCTGTCGTATTCGTAGAACATGGTCATGAGGTCTTTGAGGCCTGCCATGTCAATGCCGATGGTGTCGCATGTGTGTTTTTCGTGTTGGTTGATTGCCCAGAAGATGAACTCTTCAACTGTGTATGACCCGGTGTTGAGGTCTTCTGTTTGGTATTCCCACATTGAGGCGATGTCTTCTGCGAGTTCTAGTGCTCTTTTTGTGATGCTCATTTTTTTCTCCGATTCAGATTGTGAGTTAGTTGCTGATTAGTGTGAAGTTTCTGTGTAGCGAACTTTTGCTGATGTAGCGGTTTGAAACTAGTTCGCCTTTAGCGTTCAAAGTTGCTAGGCATACTTCCAGCGTTGAACGCTTGCGGTTTAGAACATACTCAACTTTGACAGTGGTTTTGTTAGTCTTGCTTGCCCAGATTTGACCTGCGATGATTTGCATTTGTTTCTCCGATTTCTGTTTGTGTTGCCTTGTGTTTATAGATTACTACTCCGACACAGCTGCACAAGCACAAAATAACGATTGTTACCAAACTGTGACATTTGTTATTTCAGCCACTCGAATGAGCACTCCAGCCCTCTCCCCATACTCTTTGCGAATGTTCAGGATGATGACTTGTGAATCGTCCTTGATGATTCGGCCTGAGAGACAGTCAAGAATGGAGCGTGCCAACTTGTCTGCGTCAGGTTTGACACTCATGTGTTCACGCTTGACTGTTTTCGGTTTGATGAAAGTAAAGATGAGTTCGACTCGCACCGGGTTTGTTGAGGGAATGTCAAGGCTTGGAATTGTGGCCTCGACATGCTTACGCCATGCTCCATGTTTTTTGTTGGCCTCAAACATGACTGCTCGTCCGTTGATTACAGCTGCAGACTTTGAGCCTTGTGGAACTGGTGTTCCCTCAACAAACCAATGCAAGAGTTGAGACATTAGAACGGAGCGTTTCCATACTTGCGCAAGTCATCTTCGTCAATGCTGCTTGTGGCCTCTGGAGTGACAACAGGTTTGTGCTGAATCAGTTTCACAAAGTTGATGTTGTGGTCGATGGTTTGTTTCTCGTTGCCATCCTTGTCAGTCCAAGTGCCGACCTTAGTTGACAGGTCTCCCTCGATTTCAATCCAGTCACCTTTGACAATGCTCTCGAAACCTGTCATCGGTACCCAGAGAGTCCAGCGTCTGTTGCGTTGCATGTCCTGTGAGTCCTGATACATTTCCCAAATGCTGATTACTGGTTTGCCTGTCTTGGTTTCTGCTACTGAAGCAACTTCACCATTTACTGTGACTTTAGCCATTTGATTTCTTTCCCTTAGTGTTCTTTGTTAGTTAGTGTTATTTCTTAATTGTTTAGAGGACACCTGTGACCTGTATTGCGGTCAGATTTGACCTCTATTGCGGTCAGATTTGACCTCTATTGCGGTCAATTTTGACCTGTATTGCGACCGCCGAGAATCAGTCAAGTTGATGACCTCAGCGGATTCTGCTTTGTGTGAGAGCGACCTGTCGCATCCCTCTGGACAATCCAGAATCACAAAATACTTGTTGGTGCGTCTCGAGCCATAACCCTGCCCGGCATCACCAAGCACATCGACCTCGTGCAACTCTTTCAACTCTGCGATGTGTCTGCGAACTGTTCGAGGTGACATGCCTAGCATCTGGCCGATGGTCTCTTGTGACATCCATGCTCCCTTGTCTCCCTCAAAGTAACCGATGGTCACTAGAACGAGTTTGGCTGGTGGGCTGGCTTTGCTGTGATGAAGTGCAGCTGCAACTGCTTCAAATGACATTGTGGGCTCCGATTTGTGTTAGAGTGGTCATGCCTCTGGTGCGTACTCCGATTCCGCATCAGGGGCTTTTACTTTGTGGCCTCGCCGATGGCTTTGATGGCTTCGAGGATGTCGGGTTTGACAATGGCTTTGACTGCGGAGGCGTAGAGGGCTCGTAGTCCGTCTTTGTCACCATTGAATGACAACTCATTGGCTCGAGCAATCCAATCGCCTTGTGGAGCGTCCTGTGGCTTTTGGCGTGCCTTTACTTCATCAAGCGAAGCAACAGACCCTGAGTTCTTTGTCTCGGCACCTGTAGCTGCAACGATGGCTCGTCCCCAAGCGGAGGTCTCTGCGACCATCAACTCTGAGTCTTTGGTGTATGGAGTCTTGCCCGGTACAGGTTCCCAAGCCGAGCCGATGCCCGGCCTCTCGTCATCTGGAGTGCGGTAGCATGCTGCAACATACAGCACGAATGTTTGAGAGCCGATGGTGTGAAACTCGACTCGAACTTGTTGCAATGAGCCTGTTGGATACTCTGCCTTGAACTCACGAATGCGAGTAGCGACATCAACATAATCTTTGGCGAAAGCCATTTGTGTTCTCCGATTCTTTTAGTAGTTACTGTTTGTCTTTTGACTTTACATTCTCAATGGCTGAGTTGATGTGGCTGTCAAAGTCTCGGTCTGGCACTTCGCCCTTAGCTGCGTAAGTGAAAGACAAAGCACCGATGAGGCCGAGTACAGCCATGATAGCACCAAACAGAGCCGACTGTATTGCACTAAAGCCGATGACTGAGCCAGCACCCAATGCGAGGATGCCGACACCGAGGGCAAATGCTGCGACTCTGAGAGTTCTTTTGACTAGACGATTCATTTGGTTTTCTTCTTTGCTGGTGGTTTCGGTGCAGCTGCTTTTGGCTCTGCTTTTGGTTTCGGTGCCGGGTTAGCTGCAATGTGCTTGAGAGGGTCGACAAGTTTGTCGTATGGGCACAGGTGCACATTCTTCGACTTGGCGATGCTGAGGTGCAAATGAGCACCAGTTGAGAACTTGCCTGTGTTGCCGACTTTGCCAACCGAGTCACCTGCATGCAGATAGTGACCAATGCTCAAATTGGGCTTGTCCTCGAGGTGAGCGTAAAGGACAAACATTCCGTCAGCGGTCGACTGGATGAGATACCATCCAAGGCCATCGCTCCACTCGTTTACCTTGACAGCACCATTAGTAATCGCTGGAATGACTGAGCCTGCTTTCGGTGCCCAGTCCTGACCTCGGTGAGGTCTCCCCTGTCGGTATGGTGCTAGGTTGCCAAACTCGTCACCTCGGGTTGAGGCTGGGAATGGTTCGATGTATTGTGCCATTTAGATTGTCCTCGAAATTAGTGAGACGATGACCGCAACAGCGACCGCTGTCGAGATGCTTGTAATCCATGCCGATTGCCATCGAGCCTTTTCCAGTTCACGAATGCGTGACTCGTGGTCTGCCACAATTTCTAGGCGTGCCTCAATGACCGCTAAGCGGTTGTCGATGTGAGCCAAGAGGGTCGGTGTGTTTGGCTTAGGCAGTTCGGTGGACATTACTCAGTCTCAGCTGCAGGTGCTTCAGTCTTTGGTGCTTTGACTGGTGCTGGCTTTGCTTTGACTGGTGCTGGCCAAGGCTGGCTGTCAACATTACCCATTTGAGTCCTCCTGTGGTTTTAGGGTTTCGTGGCATCCGCCACACTCGGCAGACTCTGGTGAGTCATCCCCGAAGTCGTAAATAACGCCCATGTTTGGGCACTCGTCTGCGTTGCATACAAACTTGCTCATTATACTCCCTCGTAGGTAAAACCAACGTTGATAACATCCGATGCGCCCCAAGTAAACGGAACAGAGGCTGCAGTGTTTACTGCGTTGACGTACGGGCCGTTTGAGGTGTAAGCGAGTACTGAAGCGGTCGAAGTTCCAACACGCACCATGCCGGGATAAAAAGTTGTTCCACTGTCATTTAGTATTGCCCCACCATCCCAGAACTGGTCGGCGGTAATTGCGTTAACAGGCAGACTAAATGTTGCAGTCCCGGTCAAAGTAGCAGTTCCACCCAAAGTGATTCGACCACGAACATTGATTGTTTTACCAACTACTTGGTAATAAAAGGCAACACTATAGCCAGTCCCTAAGTTGATGCCTGTGATTGTTGGCGTATATGCAACCCAAGTCGAAGCAAATAGTGCGTTTGCCCAAGCCGAGCCAGTGTAGTAGCTGAGGATGTCGTTGCTGTTGACGTAAGCAAACTGTCCCTCCAACGGGGCAGTGATTGCGCTGTTGCGTGCACCTGCGCTTGAGAATGTTGCAATTGACTGATTCATCAAATAGGTGTTGACATCGCTTGCTGTTGCTAGTGTGCCTGCGGTGAATGTTTTGAATGGCATTATTGGCCTTTCCATAAGTCAAAGGACGCATCCCATGATGTTGGCGAAATCTGATGAGTCACTCTGGTGATATAGTACTTGTCATCTATGACAATCTTAGAGTTGTTTGCAGTAACTTGTGCGATGTCAAAAGGGTCTCTCAACAAGTTTTCGTTCACTTGACCTGACCTTAGCAATACAGGTGATTCAATGTTTTGCACTCTGCGCTCTGGTAGACCCAAACTGATTCTGCTTGCCCAATCGTCAGCGTCTGCATCGTAGAAGTGCAAAGTCTCAACATCGAGCGACAGATTGCCAATCAAAGCAATTGAAGCTGCGTTTTCAACTGTGTTGGAATAGCCCAAAGATGTTGTGAAGTTGATGGTGTTGACAACCTCGGCATTGTCGAAGCCTAAAATGATGTTTGAGAACTCGGCTCGCAAAGGGTTCGCTGATGGCTCAGATTCAAATGCAACTGTCACGCCACCCGGGTCATCGAAACGCCCCTCAAGTTCATCCCAGTTGTAGAAATAGTGGTACTCTCCGCCATAAGTTACAGGCAGATAAGCAATCGCACCAAGGTTTGAAACAAGCAGCTGATTCAGGATTGTTCCATACTCTACAGGGTCGATTGTGGAGATTCCCTCTAGTGGGTATCCCTCAATGCCGGGCACAGTCGATGAAGCCAAGAATGAAGAGCCATAGGCTGTGTTCATGGCCGAAATGTATTCACCTGAAAGTGCTGGGTCTGTGGTAGTCAATCCGCTGATTGAAGTGAAGTTCAAGTAATCCCTGAGTTCTGTTGAACATTCAAGGGTGATTGTGTTTGTCCAATCGTAATTGTATGAAGCCGATGCTGATTCAATTTTGCCTCTAAACAAAGTAACCCATGTGCTCGGTGCGGTGTCTGGGTTTGGTCGAACATTTATCGCAACAGGTGTTCCCGAACGCACTTGATTGTTTGTGAACGGGTCATACTCTTCGCTTTGGTAAACGATGGTCGCTGTCGCTGGCTCAGGTGCTGTTAGGCTTTGCTGGACAGTTACGCCATTTGATGTGTATACCGAGGCAACATCACATCTGATGCTTTGCCAAGTAGGTTCTTCGCTAGTCGATGACCAGTTGTCTTCATCCCATCGAGAGACGTCCCACACCATGACATTTGAGTTGTAAGTAAAAATCGCAACATCAACATCTTCGCTGATTCTGAAAACATCGTTAGCCAAGGAGCACCTTCTTGCCAGAGCTGCGCTCATACTGCTTGATGAGGTTCACAATCTCAGTCGGTGAAATGTTTGCTTTGTTGATGTTGATGGTGTAAGCATTTGCTCCGCCACCTGCCAAAGCAGTTTGCATGCCAGCCACGCTCAACTGATTGCGAAGAGAGCCAATCTCTTGGAGACGGCCACCAGAGAGCAAGCCCTCAGCAATTGCAGCTGCCTCAATTGGGTTCATGCCTGCAAGTTGGTTGATGATGTCTGTTGAGCCTGTAGTCTTGCCAACACGAATCTGCTCAAGTAATTCTGGCAACTTCTTCGCTGCTTCGACTGCCCTAGTTAGTTGGCGAATGAAACGCTCTGTGCTGAAACGGTTGCCAGAGTCATTCAAGCCAAATGCTAAGTCAACAGAATCTCGGAATTGCTGGCCAGAATCCTTGATGCTCTGAGCAGCTTTCTTCATGCGCTCTGCAGCCTTGTCAATGGCCTTGGTGATTGCGGTCAATCCCTTTGCGTCGCTTGGTTTCAAAGATGCAAGAGCTGCTTTCAAAGATGCAAGAGGGTCAGCACCATCTGCGCCAAGGCCTGCAGTTGGGTCATCTATTTTAGGGAGTTTCACATCGCTGAAGTCAACATCTCCAGTCATGGCATCGCCAATCAGAGAGCCGATGATTAGAGCGAGCGCAAGCCAGCCAGACTTTTTCATCACTTGGCCGAGAGTAGCGGTCAACCCGGTTGCGGTGACAGTAGCTGCAGAGTACAAAATCATTGCTGCTTGTGCAGCCTTGATGCCGACAGTGACAGCAGCCCACATCAGAGCAACATTCTTGATAAGTTCAAAGTTCTTCGACAACCATGTGACGCTGTTGGCAAGCCCTACAACAAACTGACCAATGTTTGTGACAAGGTTCTGCATGTAGATTGCGCCCTCTTCGCTTGCCAAGTATTCTGCAAAGGCTTTGAGGTATGGCAAAAGGTAATTGCCAAGTTGTTCTTGTAGTTCACCAAAGATGATGTTGATGCGAGTGAACGGGTCATTGTCAGCTGCAGTTTGTGCTGCTCCAGCAAATCGCTCTTGAAGTTGACCAAGTAAGTCACCAGTCTTGTCAAGGCCGGGCACAAGTTTATTTAGCGAAGTGGTATTGCCAGCAAATGCTTTTGACAGAGCTGCAGAAACGGTTTGCAAATCTTTGCCAGTTCCAGCGGACACATCAGCAGCAAGAACAAGAGCCGAATAGGCTGCATCAGTGTCACCGAGCACTCCGACAAGTTTCGAATAGGCTGGTCTAAGAACATCGTCCGCAATCGCAAACTCAGTTTGCATGGCAGAGATTCTGGCTTCAATGCTGGCAATTTGCTCATCACTTGCCCCAGTAACATTTCGAAGAGTGTTGGCAAGCAGTGCCTGACTTTTTTGGTCTTCAACAGCTGCTTTGGTTGCTTCTTTCAAACCAGAAACTAGAGATGCTAAACCAACACCAAGACCAAGACCGCCGAGGGCTGCCTTCATAGAGCCCGAGATTTTCTTGGTTGCTTTGTCTAACCCAGACAGTTGCTTCTTAGAATCCTTGATGCCCTTTTTTAGGCCAGCGTCATTCGCTAAAAATCTGAATGTTAGATTGGCCATTGTTTAGCACCTAAGCCCTTGGAATGTGCCGACATAAACTCTGCCAACTCATCCAGAGTGAGGAGTCTGTATTCGCTAGGACTGATGCCAGTCGCTAAACAGAACTCCGCCATTCTTCGGGCTTGTTCCTTCCTGATTAGTCTTTTGGGTCTTGAGGGTCTCCAGTAAACACAGCCGAGGCCTCAGCAAGTGAAAGCGAGCCAGCCTGTTCAAAGGTAAAGTTAGGGTCTTCTCGGCGTTTCATCACCCAGATGATTGCTTTGAGGGCACGGCCTCGAGGGGCTCCATCCTCCATCAAAGCCTCAATGCTCCGACCTGCAAGCATTTCAATTTCTTCGACCTCGTTTAGGGTCATACTGTTGAAATCTATAGTTGCCATTTATTTATTGTCCAATCCGTATTTTGCAATGAGTTGTTGCATGTCTCTATCGTAGTCCTCAATGATTTGAAACTTGACAACACTCATGGCACGATACAAGAACAAGTTTGGTTTGATGTTCTTCTCGATGAAATTGTTTTTGTCCTCGAACCAACCAAAGTGAATCGGGTTGGCATAGAGCACCCGGCTGTTGCCAGCAATCACAGCTGCATAACCTTTAGCCCTTGATGACCTCAGCGAGGACTTGAGAGCACCGCCCGATTTGTAGCGGTAAGTTTTGCCAGACTCTTTGTTTGTGGTTCCGTCATAAACAGGCACGAGAGGCAAGGCTTGTTTGCGGAGCGTCTCGGCTGCTTTGAAGTTAGCTGCAACAATTTCAGTTTTATCCGCACCAAGAGCCTCGAGAGATTTGATGGTCTCTCGAAGCCCTTGGACACGAATTGCTCCGCTGTCTCCAGCGGTTCCCATGTTTAGGAGGTCTTCTTCTTGAGGCCGAAGTAAACAGGCGGGGTTGCGTCTGGAGTGTGAACAGCATTCTTCACAGTCAGTTCGACCGAGAACGACATGATTTCACCAGCAGTCATCGAAAGAGGAGGCAATTGGTCAAAGATGACTGTGCCCTCGTAGATAGGTGCTGAAGTGGTTGCGGTGGTGTTGCCCTGTGGAGCAACTGAGAACACAACCTCAGTTCCATAGTTTGCAAAGAGCGTCTGATAAAGCGAGGTGCTGTCACCCGATGCGATTCCGTTGAGGCTTAGTTTCCACTCTTGCAGAGCCTGCACTTCGCAGAAAGTCCTCTGTCCACCCGGTGCATCGGTAAGAGTCAGTTCGATGCTGTCTGCATCACATGACAATTCGTCACCATCCACGATGAACTTGATGTTACTTGCTTTGATTCTGGTTGATGCTGCCATCGGTTCGAACCTTTCTTAGATTGAGATTTGTAGGTCAATGCCGATGGTGCTGGCCAAGAAATCGTTGCCATTCACAATCAGAGTGTATGGTTGCGAAACATCTTTGAATCCTGCATCGGCTGGTAATGCTTTGATGGTGTTCTCGATTAGGTCATCGAGGTCATCGGTGCTGGTCTCGTTTGTGGCGAAGCCTGCAATGACTTGGAGTTCTAGATTGACCAAGAACTCTTGACCAACGCTAGAGGGGCTCATGTATGGGCTACCTGAGCGAATGACAACAACTGGTGGAGTCACTCGCTCTGGAATGTAGTCATACACATCCAAGCCCTCGGCCTGCAGAGTGAGAGCCAACTCAGCCTTAGCTGCGCCGACCTCACTCATACAGACCACCCGAGAAAGGGCAAGAGCTGCATGTACACAGACCTTTTGGTGTCTAGTGATACACGCATGCCCTGCCCAGTCCCATCGGCGAATTGTGCGATTCCGCTTGGGGCATTTCGGCGGTTCCAATGCTCAGAGGCTACTTGGAGCACGCAAAGGTCTTTCACAGTTGCTGGCACAGTCGTGACTGCACCAATCATGTGATTGACTTCAGCGAGTCCAGCATCAAGGCACAACTGAGGGAAATCAGAGGTGTCCTTGGTGCCGACATAATCTTTGAACTCTTGGAGGGTTACCGACATTTTTTAGCCTTAAGCGGTCACATCTAGTTTGACGATTGCTCCAAAGCGTGGAACAGCAACAGCCATGTAACCATATAGGCTCACGCTGTCAGTCAGGGTGGTGATGTCACCATCGGTCAACTGGGTGCTGCCAGACTCCATCGAGATTAGAGCAGCTGAGTTAGCCATGTAGACAACGCCTGAAGCCAACTGTGGGTCAACAATCACAGGCAGACCAAAGACCGAGCCCGATAGACCCGGAATGTTGGCCGAGCCAATGGTGTTTGAGCCATCGTTGTTGAGGGCTAGTACAGGACGGCCATCTCCAGCTGCAACCTTGACAATGTTCACATAAGCGTCTGGTGCTGCGAGAATGAACTCTGGGCGAAGACCGCTGTTTGCGTAGATGTAGGCTGCTCCGTTGGCGATACCCTCAGCAAGCGATGAAGCAGTGCCACCATCTGCATCGAAGACTTTGCCAGTCCAAGTCAGACCATTTAGGACTGAAACCATGCGTGCGTTGGTTGCAGCTGCATACTGAATTGCTAGACCCTCGAAGATTGCGTCAAGAGTGTTGACCTGAGACCTAGAAATGTATTGCTTGCTGAATGAAGTGTAACCGCCGTAGGTTTTGACATCGGCCGAAACAACTTCAAAGGTTAGGTTACCGAACGATAGAGCCTCGTTCTCTGGGCTCTGCTCACCGACAGCAAGAGTGTTGGTGTCGATGGTTGCGTACTCAACAGTCACGCCAGTCGCTGGCAACGCTGCACGCTGGAAAGCGTTTAGAGTTGGGCGGTTGTTGGCAATAAGGGTGTTGATGTAACCGAAATAAGGTGGAACGATACCAGCGTCAGCAGAGGTCGAAGCGGTGCGAGCAGCTTCGATTGCGTCTTGGTCACCAGTTGCCATTGCCTTGGCGAACTCGCCAATGCTACGGAACTTAGCGTGAGCCGGTGCCACAGGTGCCTGTGGAGTGATGCCTGATTCGACTAGTCTGCGAACTTCTACAAGTTCGTCCTGAATCGCTCGGACATCGAGTTCAATGCTTTCAGACAATGGACTCTCACTTTCTTGAATGATGTCGGTTGGTTCAGGCTCTGGGGTTTCCGAGTCCTGCTCCTCTCGAACTTGAGTAATTTCCGCACCCGAATAGGCTGGGAATGAAACCACGCTGACCTCTTTTAGGTCAACGAGGGTTCTCGTGATGATGTTTCCCTCACGAGTTTGCTCGATAGGCATGAAGCCCACCGAGAATCTGTTGAGCACGCCATCTCGCATCAAAGCGAGAGTTTCATCGGCACGCTGGACACCTTTGGTGAGTTTGGCTACAATCTCGAAGCCAGCCTCGGTGTCTCGACCCTCGACAACTTTGCCGATAGGTAGGTCATCATGCTGGTGGCCATAAAAAATCTTGACACCCTCAACTGAGCGAATAGCACCCGGCACGAATCGTTCTTCATACGCTCCGCCAATGTTGGCAGGCTCGTTGTATGGGACAGCGATGCCACGAATGGTGCCATCCTCGTCATCGAGACGCATCTCGATTTCTCTTGTTTCAATCTCCATCTAGAGACCCTCCTTTGCTCTGACCTCATCAGGGGTCATCCATGCGACTCCACCAGTAGCGATGTCGTACATCTCGTAACGAGTTTTTTGGTCTGCCTTGTAGAGACCCTCATAGTTGAAGCGCACCGAAGTGCCACGAGGTAGGCAGTTGGATAAAGCGTCCTCAATGGCGTTTGTATACGACATGAGGGTGTGACGATAGAAAGTCTGTTGCTCATCGCTCAGGTTGGCGTATGTGTCGCTTGACCCATCCACGCCTGTGAGCAAGAGTCTGGCTGGCACACCAAACAGGCGAGCGATTGTCTGAGTCG